GACACTTACAATGGAAATGAACATGTAAAGAGTAAGGTTAAGGTTTATCTGGAGAGTGGCGACTTACCACATCTTTTACTGTACGGAAGAGCTGGTACAGGTAAGACCACTCTCGCAAAACTACTTGTTAATAATATAGATTGTGATTATCTATATATTAATGCATCAGATGAGAATAGTGTAGAGATAGTTAGAGATAAAGTAAAGAACTTTGCCTCAACACTTGGGTTTGCAGAGATGAAGATTATCATTTTAGATGAGTGTGATTACATCACACCAAATGCACAGGCAGCACTTCGTAACTTGATGGAAACATTTAGTAAACATTGTAGATTCATTCTAACCTGCAATTTCGTAGAGAGAGTTATAGACCCAATTCAATCGAGATGTCAATCTTTTCAAATTATACCACCAGATAGGAAACAAGTTGCACTTCATGTTTCAAATATTTTACAGAATGAAAAGGTGGATGCAACAGTAGATGACATTGTAACGATAGTTAATGGTGGTTATCCAGATATAAGAAGAGTTATAAATTCTATACAACGACAAGTTGTAAATGGTAAACTTGTTATTGATGAGGGAATGGCAATACAGAATGACTACAAGAACCAAGTATTAGATATTTTAAAAACACAAGATAAAAAGAATTCGTTTAAAAACATTAGACAAGTATTGGCAGATTCCAAAATAACAGACTTTAGTGATTTATTTAGATTACTATTTGACACAGTAGATGATTGGGGTAGAGGTCATGTTGCAGAATGTATTTTAACATTAAGTCAATATCAACAAAGTGATGCTATAGTAGTGGATAAAGAGATTAATATTATGGCTATGTTCGTTGAGGTAATTGGAAAAATAAAATGAGAAAAGGATTTTGTGTAGCTCCATTCAGGAATGCAGAATTCTTTCATGATGGAAAAGTATGGCAATGTGTTTCAGGTGGATGGAGTGAGGAAGAAAAAAGATGGGTTAATGCATGGATAACTTGTGGCCCTTCTGGAAATTCTTTAGAAGATGAATGGGATGATATTTGGAATGGTGAAGTTGCACAAAAATTAAGACAATCAATGCATGATGGTGATTTTAAGTATTGTGATTCAACTGAATGTGGATTTTTAAATCGATGGTATAATGAAGATGTAGATGAAACCATATATGATAATGGATATTTTCCAATTTATGATGAGAGTACTTTTCATAAATTATGGAATGCAAAAGAAATAAATCCTAATGGTGAAGAGAAGTGGAAGAAAATTATATCTGAAAAGATGGTAAAGTTGCCGTGGGGTCCAGAATGTGTTATATTTTCACATGATAGAAGTTGTAATTTGAAATGTCCAAGTTGTAGATTAGATTATATACAGACAACGGGAAAAGAAAGAGAGAACTCAGAGAAAATACAAAAGGTAATATTGTGTGATGCTATGGATGACGCAAATGAACTTTATATTACTGCAAGTGGAGATGGATTCGGTGGAGAGTTTTGGAGAAATCTTTTAAAGTCTATTAATATGGAAAAATATCCCGATACACGAAATTTACATTTACATACAAATGCAAATGGGTGGACTAAAAAGATGTGGAATAGTTTAAGTAATTTACATGATATACCACGAATAACTGCTGAAATTAGTATTGATGCGTGTACTGAAGAAACTTATAATAAAATTAGAGTAGGTGGTAAGTGGAAAACATTACATAAGAATTTACATTTTATATTTACAGAAATACCAAATTTAGATTTTGTACGAATGACATTTGTAGTACAAGATAATAATTATAAAGAAATGGTAGGGTTTATAAAGATGTCAGATTATTTTCAGAAATTAAATAATATGAGAACGGAAGTTAATTTTATACATATAAATAATTGGGGAACTTTTACAGAAAATGTTTGGAAAACAAAAAATATAAATAATAAAAGCCATTCAGAATATAAAGATTTTATAAGTGAAATAGAAAATGTAAAATCTTTACGAAATAAATATAAAAATTTAGAAATATACACAAATATATAAAGGAGATAAAATGAGTACAAAACCACAAAGACAGTTTCAAAAACCACCACAAGCACAACCACAGGTAGATTTATCGAAAGCAGATACCGTAAGGTGTGATGATCCTGAATGTAATAATGTGTTGTTTATACAATCCACGATAATAAAAAGATTATCAGCAATTGTATCACCAACAGGAAAAGAAGCATTAGTACCGATTGATGTTTATAGTTGTGGAAATTGTGGAAAAGTTCCAAAGACAATGTTACAAGGAACTGGTTTAGATTTAGATAGTGATACATAATTTTGTATTACAAGATAGATTTAAGTAATTACGAACCAAAAGAAGTTCAAAAGTATCAAGTGGTTACAAACTACAATGATATTCATTCAGAACAAATACAAGTAATATCAGAAGAGTTGGATAACTTTAAAGATTCATTTGGAAAGGACTGGAAAGAGTGGAATTTAAAAGACCTAAGAAGTAGATTAAAAGATAATTGGACATTTTATTTAACTGAGTGTGGTTGGGCATTTATAGATTGGAATAGACAATATCCTTATTTATGTAATCGTTATATAATACCAGAATATAGAAATAAAGGATTGGGTAGTGATTTAGTATGGTTGAGATGTAATGAAATCGTTAAACAAGGGTATAATTATGCATCAATTAAATTAGAAGATTGGAATACACCAGCACTATCAGTTATGAAAGAAAATATTTTTACAGAAATAAAAGAAATATGATATTTATAAGTGTATACAAACTTCCAAATTAAGGATATAAATTATGGCAGATTATAATAAAACGATATATAGTGGTTCTTTACGAGACAAAAGTTTAGAAGTTGCTAATCTTTTTACACAGAGTGTTCATTGGGATGGAGAGCAAAACAATGAGGGTATTTTGGGTATGTATGATTGGGTGGCATCCGATGGTGATATATATTTAGCAGAAATAAATACTAATTTAAGAATGAGAAATATAGATACTAATTGGGTAGATTTTGATGCATTAAATACTTTTTTAGGTAGTGGTGGTTATAATAAACTTTGTGTTGTTTGTGATAATACTGAAGTTGGAGCAAAACCACAAGATGGATTTTTAACACATTTGAGTTCAAGTTTATCTTCTGCTGATATAGAATATGAGAAAATATTAGTAGACCCATATCCAGTTGTTATCCCAGAAATTTCTTCATCTGATGCTAATGTTTTTGTGATGAAAATATCTTATGATACTGATAATTCAATTGGTGAGTATTCAGCAAATAAATTGAGTTTTAATAATTATGTAAGCTCTTCTGGACTATATAGTTATCAACCAAGAAAATATGCAGATTTACCATCAGATTTTAGTAATGGAGCAGGTGTTCCAGATGTTGTGGTGAAATCCCCCAATACAGATTTAAAAAGGGGTAATTCTTTTCTTGATTTAAATGATGCTACTACTGGTTCACTTTCAGATTATGTTAATTCAGGATCTGTAGTGGAAGAATATATTGTTCCAGATGTAATTGTAGGTTCATTACAAACAGATGTTATTCGAGGGTTGGTTTTACACACATCTTCTTCAAGTGTTTACTTAACTTCAGATTCATCTAATTTAAGAGGATACTCATGTAGAAAAACACCAGTTGCTAGTGGTAGTAATGAGTATAAAATAAATTATCTACATAACCCTGATACTTTTATTGAGGGAACACCAATTAGAATGCATGATGGTAGTAGTAAAGATGTTGAAGACATTCAAATTGGAGACATTGTATCATCTTATAATATTCCTGGACAACCAGAAGATACAGCAGGCCCATTTCAATTAAGTAATATGTGGAGTTGGTCAACTTCATCTATAGAGAATGCTGAACTTACAAGTTCAGTTGTAACTGGATTTGGTAGTGATGAATTAGACCAACATTATCTTATTAATAGTTCATATAAAATAGGAACTGGGGCATCACTTTTTGTAAAATCTGGTTCAGAGTATTGTTTTAAACTGCCTGAATATGTTGAGACTGGAATGAAAATTTTAAGTAGTTCTGAAGAAGAAATTAATATAGATAGTATATCATTAGTGAGTGAAACAACTACTTTTTATTCCTTAGATGTTGAAGAAATAGATACATACTTTGGTTCAGATATTCTTGTTCATAATTTACCACCATGTTTTGTTGGTGGAACACAAATTCAAATGCATGAAGGAGTAAAATCTATTGAAGAGGTAGAGATAGGTGATATTGTTAAATCATTTGATGTAGGAACAAGTTCAGTTGTTGATTCTAAAGTAACAAAAACATATGTACATACTGATAGATATTATATGATTTTAAATGGAAATATTAAAACTACTTCTGTTCATCCATTTTATACTGATGGTAAGTGGGTAGAGGCTGGTGATTTATCAATTGGAGATAAAATACTTCATGTAGATGGATTGGAACATACAATTGAAACTATTGAGTTGAGTGATGAACAGGTTACTGTATATAACTTTGAGGTAGATGGAACACACAATTATTATGCTGAGGGTTATTTAGTGCATAATAAATAATTTTAATAAAAAATAATGGTTTTAAATAAAAAAATTCTATATGTGAATGGTTGTAGTTGGGTTGAGGGTGATGAACTTGAAGCCCAAAAAGAGGAAAGATTTAGTCGGTTAATATCAAATGACTTAAATCTTAATGAAGTTAATGAATCTATCTCAGGTTGTAGTAATGAAACAATCATAGTCAATACTATGAAATGGATTTACAATAACCAACAACTTCACAATGAAACAATATTTATTATAGGATTTACAATAGAGAGTCGTTCTAAATATGATTGGGAAATGTATGATATAATTTTATTCCAAACATTTTTACAATCACTTGGAGTAGAACACATATTATTTTTTTCATTTGGAAAATCACATAGAGATTTAAATATTAATAATTTTACAGACAAAGCTTTTTATGAGGTTATAACACAAGATAAAAATAATTTAGAAAAAGTATTTTGTAAAAATGGACATCCAAATGAAAAAGGACATAGAATTTTTGCAGATTATTTAAAAGGTTGGATAGATGATACAGAATAATAATTGGCAGTGGTATATGAGTAAACCAAATTTTTTCACAAACGATGAGTGTGATGAATTGGTTGAAAGAATAAAGAATACCGAAAAAAGTGAACAAGGTTGTTTAGATGACCACTTTGGTGATGATCACAATACAGATTTTAGAAATGTTACAGAATGGTATTTACACAAAGATATGAGAGATTATGTTGTAGGGGATTATAGTTCATTACAACAGAAATTATTTATTGCGGCTAAGATGTGTAATCATTTATCTTGGAATCTTCATATACAAGAACCAGAAAATAATATGAAATTGATTGAATATAAATCAGATAATTTTTATACATGGCATTCAGATTTTAATAATGGTGAGAGTTCAAGAAGAAAATTAGTTACAATACTTCAATTATCAGCTCCAAGCGAATATGAAGGTGGTTCTACACAATTAGCAATACAAGACCCAAAGACTTTAGAATTTTATGAAATGCCAAAAGAAAAAGGAACATTATTAATATTTTGTCCATTGTTATTTCACAGAGTTACACCAGTTACAAGTGGTGTTAGATATTCATTACAAGAATTTATAATAGGAAATACTTTTGTATAAACCAATAGATATAGATACTCTTAAAAAAAATCCATCATTTAGATGGTGGTTAACAAGGGATAATTTCTTTACTGAAGATGAATGTAATGAAGTACGAAACTATATTGATAATAATGCAAAACCAAAGGTAGGTTCGTATTCTATTATTGAAGAACAACCAACGATGGAAGATGAGATTTGTAAGTTAAATATTGCTGATATTGTAGAACAAAAATATTTAGATAAAGTTTGGAGTTTGATTGAAATAGCTAACACTACATCTTTCAAATATAATATTTCAGGTATATATAAAAATAAACTTATGGGGCATAGATATGATGGAGAGGACTGGTATACACCACATTCAGATTTCCATCCCATTGATCCTTTTACTGTAGTTAAGTTAACTATAATTATATTTTTAAGTAATGAGGGAGAGGATTATCAAGGTGGTGAATTTAAGTTTTTCGATGGTACACACATTGAATCAAGAAAGGGCAGGGCTTTAATATTTCCATCATTTTATGGACATGAAGTAAAACCAATTACAAATGGACATAGATATTCCTTAGTTACTTGGGCCGTTGGAGACACTTTTGTATGATGGACAAAAAAGATTTAAAAATAGCTTTATGTATTTGTCCACAATGGTCTATATCAACTCCTTCATTTGCGTTAGGTAGTTTAAATACAGCCTTAAAGGAGGCGGGGTTTAATCCAACTCAATATGATATTAATATGATGAGTTCATTGTATTTAAAAAATAATCATAAAGAGTATTTTAAAAAATGGACTCAAGATGATCCTTGGTCTACAAAGGGAGTTTTTTGGGAACAAATTGTTCCATTGTTTCAAGAATTTTGGTTTGATATAGTAAAAGAATTATCTGAATTTGATGCAGTTAGTTTTACTACATATTCATCAAATATAATGACAACAGATTATCTTGCTCGTTATTTAAGACAACTTAATCCCAATATACATATATGGTATGGCGGCCCATTTTGTTGGTATGGTGAAAACGGTGGACTTAGCGAACTTGGTTCAAATCAGTCAACTAATGAATCATTGATAAAAGGAAAGTACAGAGAATTTGTAGATGTTGGATGTGGTACAAATGAAGGTGAGAAAACTATTGTAGATTTAGCAACCGATTTAATAGAAACTGGGAGTTATGATAATACAAATGGAATTTGGAAGTGGGATAAACTAAGACCATCATTCGCGACTGTATTAGAACAAGGTCGTAGTGGTAGAAAACCAGTTTATACTGGCAATTTACAGATAATGAACCTTGATACTTTAAGTACACCAACTTGGAGTGAAGAAGTTTTAAAAGGTTATACTGAAATTAGAAAAGAAGATAAAACATCAGATTTTGGCCCAAAGTTGACAGTACCAATTCAAGGTTCAAGAGGATGTACTTTTAAATGTACTTTTTGTAGTGAGACTCGATTGTATAGATATAGAAGTCCTGAAAAGTTAATTGAAGATATAACAAAATTAAATAAAGAATATGGAGTTGAAAATTTTTGGTTTACAGATTCATTGATAAATGGTTCAATAAGTAATTATAAAAAATTTGTTGATGTATTAAATGAATTAATTGACAAGGGAGAATTACCAAAAATAAGATATGGTGGTTATTTTAGAACTCATAAAAAAATGAATGAGAAGTTTTTAGATGAAGCAAGAAAATCAGGATTGGTTTATATGAATATCGGAGTAGAGAATGGAGTTCCAAAAACTTTAGCACTAATGGAAAAGAACCAAACTCCAGATGTTATTAAAATGTATTTAGATGCAGTTACAAAAGATGATAAAATTGTATTTGATGCGGGATGGATACCTGGTTATCCAAGAGAAACTACAATTGATTTTATAAGTAGTTTAAAGTTTTTGTTTGATACTAAACATAATTTTAAATATGATGTTGAAAAAACTGGTAGAATTAATTTAATGAAAGGTACAGATGTCTTAGTGGATACACCACTTGATACTGAAAGGGAAGTTTTTGATATTTCAAAAGATGAAAGTTTACTTAAAAATTGGATAAGTAATGATTATAGAAATAATATTTTTAATAGGAATTTGAGATCACATTTAACAGATTTATTTTTGAACATTTTTAAAATTAATAAAAGAGGGATGATTAAGGATGGGGATGTTTCAATGGCTCAATCATGGGCATTAGATACATCATTCTATAATTTTCAAAGTGATGGAAATAAAAGTAATGTTTCTGATGATATTATTTTTAAAAATTCATTTTTAACACCATCATCAGGAGAATCTACTTTTAAAGAAATTTTAATAAATTCATTAATTGATGAGGTTAAAGGATTTGCATGGTTAATATATAGTTTACAAAAGAATGTTAATTTAGAATTTGGTATGACTGATAATTTTAAAGTATTTAATTTAAAGGACACTTCGTTTATTATTAATATTAATTTTGAAACCAAACCAAATTCAGATTTTAACTTGAAAGTAGATTTTAAAATTAATGTAGATAAAGAAGATAGAAAGTATTTAAATATTAAAAATGTGAATGAATTAGAATTGGATGAAACATTTGAAATAAGTGGTAATTTTGATAAGGATTATTCTGATAATAAAGTTGTTAAAGATATATATTTGGATTCACTTAATATAGATAAATATAAAATAAATATAGCAAGAACTGCAACGACTGGACGATATTAATGATTACTAATGATAAATTTCAGTTTGTTATCCATAGAGATAATTTTCTATCAGAAAGTCAATGTATAGAGTTAATTGAATATTTTGAAAGTAAAGAATCAAAAGATTCAGAACTTGCTGGAACTTATGATAAAAATTTACTTAATAAAGAAGTTCGTAATACAAGAGAACTTGTACTTGATGATGAAAAATTAACTAATAAATTAAAAATGGTTTTTGAATTGGCAAATGTTTCTACATACAATTATGATATTAAAGAAATGGAAGAAGTTAAGTTATTAAAATATACACAAGGTGGTAGATATAAATGGCATACTGATTGTGGAGCAAAAGAAATTTCTACACGAAAATTATCCGCAATCATTCAGTTGAGTGATGAGAAAAACTATGAGGGTGGAGATTTAGAATTTGGAATTACTAATGAAATTGGAGAAAGTAATTATACCGCTACAAGAACACGAGGTAGTATAATTATATTTCCTGCATTTCTATCACATAGAATAACACCAATTACAAATGGAATACGATATTCACTAATTACATGGATGAATGGTGATACTTGGAAATAAACACACAGTTTCAATTTATTTTAAACTATTTATATATATCAAAAGGTTATTATGTCTAAATCATTATTCGACCACATAAAACAAATAACAAATGTACAAAACACTTTGTATTGGGATTCACTTGAAGAGGGTGATAAGAAAACTTGGAGCAACTATATGGTTCATAGATTTCTTAGTATGAAATCAGAGTGGATACAAGTTGTAAATGAGATTCAAAAATATTGGGAAATAAAACCAAAGAATCTTTATCAGTTTTATATAGATGTATTACCAAGAGGTAGAACTTTCTTGAAGTACACGAAATCAAAGAAGAAATCTAAAGTTGAGAAGTGGGCAATGGAACACTTAGTGGATTACTTTCAATGTAGTACAAGAGAAGTAGAACAGTACTTAGAGATATTAACCAATGAACAAGTTACAGCCATCATAATGAAATATGGTGTAACTGATAAGGAATTGAAAAAAATATGGAGCAAGTAATGGAAAAACAAATAGATATTATGGACTATAAAAAAGAACAAGCATTTTATATGAAAGAAATAGAGTGGGGTGTTAATTCAGATACCAATACTACTTGGATGAACCACGAGTTTGAAATTGATAGTGTATATTCAGTACAAATCAAGTTAGATTATTTATTAAGAAGTAATCCAAGTAGAGATATAAATATGAATATTACTTCATATGGTGGTGATGTTTATGCAATGTTGGGGTTGGTTGATTTCATAAGAAGTTTACCAGTTAAAGTAAACACACATTGTATTGGAACTTGTATGAGTGCCGCTTCGGTATTGTTAGCTTGTGGTACAGGAGTAAGGTCAATGAGTAAGAACTCAACCGTTATGGTACACGAGGGTTCAGCATTTGAGGCAGGTAAAACTACAGATGTGATGAAAGGTGTTGACCATCTAAAAGATTTACAGAAAAATATAAATTTGATTTTAGGAGAAGTATCAAATAAAGATGCATCCTTTTGGAAAAAGATTCAAAGAAATGATACATATCTAACCGCACAAATGTGTTTAGAGTATGGAATAATTGATAAAATAGCTTGACTTATATAGGTTTTGTGTTGTATATTCAAGTATGTAAAATAGGAGTAAAATATGGTAAAGGTTATTAAAGATAGCAAATCTGGAATAGAAGAAGAAACTGTTATTGAACAAATGGAACGAGAGTGGCCAGAGATGACACGAGAGTTCAAAAGTATTCAAAGAGAACAATATGAATTGTTCTTACATAAGCAACACGATTACGGGCCAGGTAATATTAGTGTTGGAACACAATTACAAACACCAGATGAAGTTCATCTATCATTAACAGGATTATGGTTTAGAATGAATGATAAGATTCAGAGATTAAAGAATCTATTGATGAGTGGTAAAAAAAATGCAGTAGAAGGTGAAACTGTAGAAGATGCATATTTGGATGTATCCAATTATGGGATTATGGCAACTATAGTGGGAAGAGACAAATGGGGGAAGTAAATATAAGACGCATTGAACTCTTGAACATACGAGAAGTAAAAAAACTTGTAGATAAGTACCCAAATGATATGGAATTGGGTAAAGAGATTCGTGAATTATTCATACCAACACAAGACGAAAAAGCTTATTTAGAATATTGGACTTGTGAGTGGTGTGGTAAACATACACATGAAGTTGAGTATGACTATATTGGTGCTGGAACAAACCATTTACAATGTGAGTTGGAAAGAGTATTAAAATTACAAGATGAATAGAAAACATAGTATAGGTATTGTAGGACTTGGTTATGTGGGAACTGCAATTAAAAGTGGTTTTGAAAAACATTATGAATTAGAGACATATGATAAGTATGATACAGATAAAAGTACTTGTGAAAGTCTAAGAGATTTAGTTATGGAGTGTGATGTTATGTTCGTGTGTGTGCCTACACCTATGAATAAAGATGGAAGTTGTCATACAGATATAGTGGAAGAAGTTGTGTCAGAGATAAATGAAATAGTTTTAGAAACTGAATCATACCCATATCATATAAAACCAATAGTAGTCATTAAATCTACAGTTCCACCAGGAACTACAGATAGATTACATAGTAAGAGTAGAGGTCTTGATGTTATATTCAATCCAGAGTTTCTTACCGAGGCCAACTTTCTTGAGGACTTTAAGAATCAAACAAGAATTATATTAGGTGGAACACGAAAAGGAACTAATGTTTTACGACAAGTTTATAGTAAAGTATTTCCACACGCCACCATTGTTAAGACTGGTAGTAAGACTGCAGAAATGGTTAAGTATTTTATCAATTCATTTCTCGGAACTAAGATATCATTCGCAAATGAGATGAAACAAATATGTGATAAGATAGATATAGATTTTGACAAGATTGTAGAGTATGCAACATACGATGAAAGACTTGGTAAATCACATTGGGCAGTTCCAGGACCTGATAACGATTTTGGATTTGGTGGACATTGTTTACCAAAAGATTTAAATGCACTAATATGTGTAGCACACGAATTTGGTATTGTACCAGAAGTATTAGAGGCAGTTATAGACACAAATGATAAAGTAAGAAAGAATAGAGATTGGGAAGATATGAAAGGTAGAGCCGTAGTAGATGGGTAGAGTTAGTTATAGTCAATTTTCACAATGGGATAAATGCCCTCATATGTGGAAACTCAATTATATAGATAAACTCGGTACATTTACTGATAATATCTATACTATCTTCGGTACTTCGGTACATGAAGTGATTCAAGCTTATTTAATTTGTTATTATGGACGAACTATCAAAGAAGCAGATGCACTACCATTAGAAGATATTTTAAAATATCGTATGGAAGAAAATTATAAAACTGCTAAAGAGAAGTCAGAGGTTGAGTTATCAATAACACTACAAGATATGAAAGAGTTTTATCAAGATGGTGTTTATATGATAAATGAATTTAAGAAACGAAAGAGTGGTTATTTTCCAAAGAAGAATACCGAGTTAGTTGGGGTTGAAATGAGTGTAGAGTATGATTTACCCAACAATATGAATTTTAATGGGTATATGGATGTGGTTATACACAATAAGGTAACAGGCCGTATAAAGATTATTGATATTAAAACTGCCACTTTTGGTTGGAATAAGTATCAGAAGATGGATAAGAATAAAACCAATCAGTTATTATTATATAAACAATTCTTTTCTAAACAGAATGAAATTCCTATCGATAAAATAGATATTGAATATTTAATACTGAAGAGAAAATTATATGAGAATATGGATTTTCCACAAAAGAGAATACAGGTTTTTTCACCAGCAAGTGGTAAACCAAGTATCAATAAAGTTATAACAAGATTAGATGAGTTTATTAGTGATGGTTTTAATGAAAAGGGAAATCAATCAATAAAAGAATATCGTAAAAACCCATCAACAAAAAATTGTAAATGGTGCGACTTTAAAACTAAACCAGATTTATGTGATAGGAAAATGACATGAGTAGTATGATTAATCCAACATTAAGAGTGTATTTAACAGATTTTATAGGTACAGATAAAGAAGATGAGGTTATAGAAAAAATAACCGAATATGGTAATGAAGTTAATAATATGAAATTATATTTTTGGTTCGACCAAACGAGAGATAAAGTTGATGTGGCTGGGTTTGTTAAGAAGTGGGATAGAATACCACATAATAATTTTAAAACTATAGTTCGCCCACACTATTTTGATATGTTTAGAGATTTTATTTGGTATGATGTTATACCAAAACAAAT